AGGCTGGGCAGTGTTGTATATGCGCTGCTCTGCTTGACGGATGAACGTGTTCATGTCGTCAGTTGGGAATGAGTTCTCGCAATAATTGCTTACCTCAGTGACAAGCTGGGTGTAGTTCATGCCATCGGGCCCCGAGCCATAACACCTTTAGTGGCCGCACCAGTACCGCGAATCTTGATACCCGAAGTCTTAGGCTCACCACCAGAAGATTTGTTAATGTTACCAACACTCATCTTCACTGTATCAGCACGGCTCATATTAGGGCCAGAACCTGGGTTCTCTTTGCCTGTAACTTTTTCGCCAGTCATGGTGTGTGGCGGAGCATAGACTTTGGCATCGCCAACTTCTTTGCCCATCATCATTTTGCTGTATTTAGCCATGTTAACCTCGCATTTGGTTGTTTGCGCGAGCCATGTTACGGCCTACTTTACGCATAGCCTCACCAGTCACGCCGGCAGTTTTCTTGCCGCCCATTGTCATTTTAGCCTTGGGACCGCTGTCTCCCAAGTTTTTGCCTTCGGTCTTGCCTTTTTTAGCAATGCCGTCTGCTGATCTTGTGTATGCCATTTTTAGCTCCTATGAAACTGTTATCGTAACTGTACCAACTTCTGCCGTTCCTACCAAGTAGTTTGGTGTTAAATATGCGTCATATTCACTAGAACCACCGACCGGAAACCAACCCCATTGAATATCTCGAGAACCACCTGTTAAATTGCCACTTGCATTTAAGCCGGCCGTCACATACGTTGTATCTGGCCGTGGCTGATACAAAGCCTGTGGATCATTAACAGGATACATACCCAGCTGTAACTGAGGCTGGTCTGGATCCCAACAAGCATCACATACCTTCAGCTGATACAGCTTGGTCTTAATGACCTCCATTTTCAGCTGTTTCAACTTATAGCGCTGCCCACACCGATCACATTCGGCAATTGCATATTTACCGGATGCAAATGGAGTTGCCATTAAGTACCACCACCAATGAATGCTATACGAGGCACCAACCTCAATGTAGCCTTCTCGCGATCCTCTTGAGCCGCCAAAGCATACTGTTCGTCATAAACCTTTTTAAGCATATCCAGACGGCCTTGCAGTTCAGGCACCTTCATGGCTATGTAGTAGGCTAATCCGGCCGCTACACAAGGCAGGAATCGGAAATTCATATCAGCTGTCTGTACACCAGAACCAGCGTCTTGGATGCGGCGCATTCTGTAGTACACAAACTGGTACTGCTGTGAGTTATCAGGCGTAGGCCATACAGTCACAGCAGGAAGCTGGGGCACAAACACAGCTGTGCCATCAGCTTGAGCCGCCGCAGTTGTGTTGTTCTGGCCACGGAATACACCGCCCAGCGTAGTGCCAGTGATGTATGTGTAGTAAATGTCTTCTGTGCCAAGACGAATAAATCCAGAGCCAGCCAAACCGTCAACAGTACTTAAAACAATCGTTGTGTCTGTAGATGTAATCGCGCCATCAAGAACGGCCGCTGTTGGGTTTGTCTCACCCGACAAACGCTGGATCCACACTTGAATAGGGCGGCCTTGAACAAGCTTGTTAGGGATCGTTGCATAAGTAGAAACGCTTATTCGCGTAATACTTAGGTCGGCTTGGGTAGATGAGTTGTTGGCTTGTGTTCGGATCACATGGTCCAGCAAGTCAATCGTATCTGTAGGCAGAGCGTATGTGGCCAATCCTGGAGTCAGAGTGATCGTCCCTGTCTCAATCGTCCACATATTGATGCCGCGATTAGCCCACTCAATGGTCATCAGGTTAAGAGAGCGGCGAGCTGTGCGTAGGTCATAACCAGTACGCATCTCACGGCCAGCTCTCTCCCACGCCTCTTCAGCGAGCTCGGTGAACTCCATGTTGAAGGAGCTGGTTCCTGTAGTGGTCATTTTTTAGCGGTCTTTGCAGAGTTAATAAACGCCTGTTCTGTGGGTGCACCTTTAGAGCCAGGCTTACGCATCTTCTCTTTAGAGCCAGCTGCGATACGTTTTCTTTTGGCGTTAATGTTGGCATACAAACCAACAGGACCGCCTTCAGCGTATTCAGTAAAGTCTGTGTCATCACGCCGTGCTTTTCGAACGCCCTTGGGCATCTTTGTAGCACGGATAGCTCCCATTCCACGGCTTCCCATCATGATTTAGCACATCTTTCCGCGCGTTTTACCGCGCTGAGCAATACCATCACCACGCTTAGAAGCAGTCATGCCGCCTCCAGCTTTCTTAACAACCTTCTTTTTAGGAGCCGCTGAACCACCATCCACATCTTGAGGGGGCTTGCCCATCTCAGCAGTGAAGATGCCGCGATTCATTTTACGATCATAGTCGGCCAGCTCTTTGGCTGTAGGGCCGCCTTGACGACCACGGCCGGCGCCAGCTTGATCGCGCATACGATCTTCAATCTCCAGCTCCATGTCAGTGGTGCCCTTGTATGTGTATGGTGTTTCAGGCATATCAGCTCCTTAACACATTCCGCCGCCGCGCATTTTCACTTGCATACCTTTGGTCTTGCCTTTAGTAGCAATACCGTCAGCAGACTTAGTAAAACCGCCTTTGGCATAAGCCATACCGCCCATGTTCATCTTCTTGGCCATACCGCCTTTGGCCATCTTACCTTTGCCGTCAGCAGCAAAAGCAGGAACCTTCTGACCATCCTTCATAACCATTGGCATACCGCCACTAGCCAGCTTGGTCATAGAAGCGCCTTTGTGCAGACGGCCTTCGTGTTTGTTCACGGCCTTCTGCATCATCTTCTTGTCCATCTTTACGTCTTCGTGTTTCATATCGCCACCTTTAGAAAATTTACGGCCTTTATCAGCCTCGTTAAACTCTTTACCCACAGACTGTGGGACGCCTGCTTTCTTAGCAAACGCTGGGTTGTGAGCCACCGCCGCCATGAAATTATGTTGAGCTTTACTCTTGCTTGGCATTAGATCATTTTTCCACGAGTTTTGCCACGCTGAGCTATGCCATCGCCACGACTAGAAGCAGAAACTTTACCGCCACGTTTGAAAGTTTTAGGAGTTTCTTCTTCTACGTCTCTTCTAAACTTATCGGTTTCCATATCTGATAAACGTTGCTTAGCGCCTGAAGACAGTTCTACCTTGTCTCTATCATTAACTAATTTATCAATCATTTTGCCCAAGCCAGACTTATCAACTATTTTTTTGCCTGCGCCTGTCTCTTCATCAATATATCGGCCAAGTCTGGTTGATGCTCCCAAAACATTACCGGCCAAACCAGCACGGCCCATAGAACGCAACATTGCACGACCAGCTGCATCACGTTGTGACACATTGCCTAAAGGAGATCTACGGCGTGAATCTGTTTGAGCTGGGCTTTCATTGTTACTTCTAACAATCCTATCCAAATCAGAATTTTGCGAGGCAATAACGTCTTCAAACAAATTTGGTGTCAAATCTTGTGCGTTTGTTTGGTTAGGCGAACGATAGTCGTAACCTGGTCTTGCTGGTCTATTAAGGCGTCCCATCTTTATTTTCCTTGCCGAATAAGCTGGTCAATCTTTTCTTCAAGCTTGTTAAAGCGTTGGTCAATGTGACTTGTAATGCGGTCAACTTCTGCTTGAGTAACGTTATCACGGGCAACCTCCTCACGGGTTTTGTTGAGCAATATAGTAATGCGAGACAGTTCCCTGAACTTCTCATTCACTATGTAGCCCATAACTGACATTAACAGTGTTAATGTGGCAGACCAAACTGTATTCAGATCTAGCATTTCCATTTCCTCAATGCCTTATTGATGCGTGAATCCGGATCTTTGGCCGTCTTTTCGCTGGTTAACTTCTTCTTCATGCCGCCCATCCTCGCACAGAAAGCGTCCTTGCGGGAGCCGCCTTCTGGCTGGGGAGGCTTCAAGTTCATGCCTTGCTTTTTCGCGGAGGCGCGTCCCTTGGCATTCAATCCACCAGTCGGGCTCTTTCCTTCTTTTCTCTGCCATGCTGCTGTCTTAGCCATTTGCTACTTTCAGTTTGGACTTACGGACGGCTTCCAGTAGAGGAATCACTACCTCTTCTCGGAAGTTATTCTCAAACGTATCTGTTCCAACGTGCGGCAAACTAATGTCAACATCAATGTAAATCTTATATCCATGCTCTCGAGCTCGATCACAAAACAAGTAATCCTCGCCTACATACTTTCCATCTTTGATTTGAAAGTCAAATAGCGCAGTGATCTGCTCGCCTTTGAACTCGTATGACCACTCTGGGTGAGCTTTAACCATGTCCTCAAGTACATGGCGCTGGATCAACATAAAACCAGTACCGACACGCTCTACGCGCATCAGTGAGCCATCAAACTCTAGGTCTTGGTTTTCATTAAAATACAGATCAGCAAAGAAGTAGCGGTCTTTGGCTCTACGGGGGTAAGCGCCGGCCGTGATGTCTTTGCCGTGGCTCTGGGCCATCAGTCTTAAGATGTCATCTGGTGTAGCAATCACATCAGAATCAACAAACAATAGCTCTGTGCAATCTGACTTAAGGAACTCATGCACCAATTGGTTTCTAGCCATAGTGATGATTGAGCACCCAGACACATCGCCCATATTAACGGCAACACCAAACTGCATAGCCTTAGGCATTAACGCCGCAAGGTTGTACGCAGTTTTGATATTGATCTTACCGTCATACGCTGGGATAGCTATGAATAGCTTACGCCCAGCCAGAACTGCTTGTTTTGCTTCAGCCATAGAACACCACTGCTGTAGTAGAAGCGGCACAAACTGCGGAAATGTTTGTGTTGCACTTAATACCTTCGCCTGGAATCAAAATGTTGATTGAGCCTGCCGCCGCTGGAGCAGTAAAGGAAAACTTAGCCGTACCACCAGTGCCATCGTTTAAAACGACAGTACCACCAGATGGGTAGCTAATAGTCAAACCTTTGATACGAGCTGGACCACCAAAGATAGTGGTTGTAGCTCCTGCCGCCGCAGAAGTCGATTTAACGTCATATTGCATTGCCATAATTAATCTCCTTTAAAACGGGGGCACGAAGCCCCCTAGATCAATTAATCGTTTTGTTGGCCAAGCAATGGGTCAGCAACGAAGTACAGAATCGTACCAGTGATAGAACCACCAGTAGGAGCATCACCAGAAGTGCCGCCGCCAGTGATAGTCACCAACTTAGTTGTAGACATTGTGGTGCCCATGTTAGCGCCAGCAGTAGCTGAAGCCATATTGATCACCAACTTACCAGTTGTGGCCACGGCCGCAGACACCAAACCTGTGTTTGTAGCGGTAGAAGTACCGTACAAAGTAAAGCCCATGTCAAAGGTAGGAGTTGTACCGCCAGTGGCCGCACAAACAGCTTGGATCTCAACAACGATAGCGCCAGCAGGCAAAACAACTGCTGGAGCACCAGTGGCTGAAGAAACTTTAGCGGATGTACCAGCAGCAGAAGCGCCGGAAATGTAGAACTGGGCGGCCATTAAGCCGGAGCCACAGTAAGCGGTACGAGTTTGATCGCCGCCACCTGAACGCCAAATACTCTGTGTGGTAGAAATTGCCATGATAAATTGTCCTTACATACAAGATCAGCGCATCAATCGGTATGTCGTCTGCCGGGTCAGTTTGATGCACCGGATTCCCCGGGCTAATGTGTTTATACCACTACGATAAATCTAATGCAACAAAAAAGGGAGCCGAAGCCCCCTTTTTCTTTGCCGCTGATTAAGCACCAGCAGAGCCGAACATACCCAATGGATCTGACCAGCCAAAAGAATAACGCTCGCGAGACTTGTAACGAACGTTACCAGTGTCGAAGTCGCCGTCCATGGAGTTAGCCAAGGGTGAACGAACAAAGTGCTTCATGCCGTTAGGAACGTCTGTGGTCAAGAACCAAGCGTTCGTATCTGTCAAGAAGTGGTTTACACAGTAACCTTCAGCAATTGAACCGTTGTTCTTAATTGCGTTGATGTCGTTATCAGCTGTACCGACACGGAGTTCCGTTTCGAGCAAGCGGGTAGCAACGAATTGCAATGAAGAAGGAACAACCAATTTCTTTGGTTTAGCTGCGATCAACAAGCCACGCTCATCTGTCCACAAGCTGATTTGAATAACGGCGGCTTCCAAAGAAGTCTCGTTCAAATCGGCTGGGGTAGTAGGAATGTTGCTGTTAGTACCGCCAGACACCAAGGGGTGTGATGCGCTAAACAAAGCAACACCGTCACCACCAGCGTAAGCATTACTGAAGCCGTTATTCAAAACAGCAGCAGCTTTAACTTGCTTGGTGTAAGCCATAGCACGGGCCAAAGCTTTCGTGTAACGAGCAGACAGTGAGTCATACAAGTTATCTTCGATAGCCTCTTCAGTCAAGCTGAAGCCCAAAGCGATGGTTTCGTGGTTGTATCGAGCAGTCCATGCTTCCTGTGCATTGTCATAGCTGATGGCAGAGCCTTCATTTTTGACTGGTGCGGCAGAGAAGCCAGAGAGTTTAGTCTCTTCTTCGAAGCTACGCTCTGATGTCTCAGTTTCGTAGATCTCTTTGTGCTCTTGATCGTAAGTTGCATATTGCAGACCGA